CTTTTCAGCAAAAATGAGGTGGTGCCCTTGTCTGTAATCAAAAGCAAGCGCTCTACGTCCGACATGGAGTTTCTGGCAACCGCAAGGAAGTTAGAAATTTACACGATTCAAAAATGCGTGAATTTCCCGAAGCGATACACCTTTTATGTATCACAGCCTTTGGCCGCTGCGGCGACGCGCATTTATGAGGACGTCAAGAGAGCAAACAGCATATACCCCTTGAATCAGCATGAGGTTCAGATCAGGCGCGACTACTTCCTACACGCCAACGCTGAACTTCAGAGCATGATTTCCCAGCTTGAGGTGGCGCAGGAGCTGTTCGGCATCGAAATGGATACCCTGAAATACTGGATGGACATTGTAGATACCGAAATCAGGCTCGTTAAAGCCGTACTGAAAAGCGACAGGGCGCGGTACAAAGACCTGCCCTGATAAGATCATAGGTTAAGCGCTGCACAAATTGCCAGTTCTTCGACGAGGTTGACTTCTAACTGGTGGCTGCGGTCGCCTGAGGCGTCGTCGTCTTCGTCTTTCGCCAATGTGAACAACAACGGTAACAGCAACAACAACAATGCGTCCAACTCCTACGGGGTGGCGTTCGGCTCCTCTCGTGCCAGACAAAGTAACCTTCGGGGTGAAATCCGTGCAGAGTGGAGAGAAGGAGTGCTTGACCTTCCTGCAAGGGTAAATATATGCCCTGATGCGTCCGGGCGGACGCTGCTTGCATGGTACGGATTGCAGGTCATTCCGTATTTCATGCCCGGTGACGCTATGTGCCTACTGCAACCTGCCAACAGGCATACGGGGCAAGCGAGGTTTCTTATGACAAGCGAAGAACGTAGAGAAGCAAGGTATCAACGCCGCGCTGCCGCACGGCGGGCAAAGCGGGACGCCGCCTGCGCCGAGCACGATAACTACGACGAGGTGTTCAGCTATAAGCACCTCTATCAATCGTACAAGTGCTGCCGTCGCGGTGTGTCGTGGAAGGCCAGCGTCCAGAAATACACGGCCAACGCGCCGCTGAACATCCTGCACACATACAACCAGCTTGCAGCCGGAAAGTTCAAAAGCCCCGGCTTTTACGAGTTTGATTTGTATGAGCGCGGGAAGCATCGTCATATCCGCAGCACGGTCATAAGCGAACGTGTCGTTCAGCGCTGCCTGTGCGACAATGCCCTTGTGCCGGTCCTTGAGCGCACCTTTGTCTATGACAACGGTGCCAGTATGAAGAACAAGGGCTACGATTTTGCCGTGCGCCGGATCACGCAGCACCTCCACGAGCACTACCGGAAATACGGCAATGAGGGCTATATCCTGCTATTCGATTTCTCTAAATTCTTCGACAACGTTTCCCATGAGGTCGTGAAAGCGATCCTGCACAAGGAGTTCAGCGACGAACGGCTCCTTGCGCTCACAGAGCATTTCATCGACGCTTTCGGCGATAAGGGTATGGGGCTGGGCAGTCAGATCAGTCAGGTGCTGGCCCTCGCCTCTGCAAACCGGCTTGACCACTATGTCAAGGAGGTTTTGCAGGTGCGCGGCTATGGCCGGTACATGGACGACGGCTACCTGATCCACACATCTAAAGCCTATCTTCAAAACTGCGTGGCACATATCCGGGCGATATGCGCCGAGCTTGGCATTACCCTGAATGAGAAGAAAACGCAGATCGTCAAGCTGAGCCACGGCTTTTCTTGGTTGAAGGTGCGTTTCTTCATCACAAAAACCGGCAAGGTCGTCCGGAAAATCTATAAGCGCAGCGTCACGAAGATGCGGCAGAAAATGAAAAAGCTACACAGGAAATACCTGTGCGGCAAAATGACCTTCGCGGACATCTATGCGACGTGGCAAAGCTGGCGCAGCTATGCCGCGCGATTCAACGCATGGCACACCGTTCAAAACATGGGCGCACTGTACACCAACCTTTTTATAAACAGCAAGGAGGACTGCTATGGTCTACTTCAAAATCCTGTCTGCTGACGGCACGGTCAAAAGCGTAGAAGCGCTTGCCGATCCCGTCTACGTCTGTTGGCAGACCCGCAACGGCATTCTTATCCGGTGCGACAAACGGGACGCGCAGGGCGTCATGTCCGGCGACGGGAACACAATCTATCAGCTTCAGGGGAAGCAGCTAAGCGGCGTTGAGAGTGACGAACTTCTCAGCGCCGTTTCTATTACCCTTGCAGAATATGAGGAGCTTGCGGCACAGGTCGGCACCACGGACCCCGACGACGATACGCCGGTCAATCCGCCCGACGACCCCGGAACGGAAATCCTCACCCGCGCGCAGCTCACCGAAAAGGTACTGGCCCTTGAAGACGAGCTGGCAGCGGCAAAAATCCTGCTGGGGGTGACGGACGAATGACGCTGAAAGCCCTCGCACAAAAACTGCGGCCCCTGATCGAAACCGCAGCACAAAGCCTTGATGACACGACCGCCCTTGAGGCGGTCGAACTTTTTCCGGCGTGGAAGACCGGCACCGTGTACACAACGGGGCGACGGGTCCGACATGGCGGGATTCTTTATACCGTTTTGCAGGATCACACCGCGCAAGACAGCTGGACGCCCGATGCGGCACCGTCCCTTTTCGCAAAGGTGCTTATCCCTGATCCCGACGTTATCCCCGAATGGGAGCAGCCGGACAGCACCAACCCTTACAAGAAGGGGGATCGCGTCCGATTTAATGGAAAGGTTTACGAGAGCCTTATAGATAACAATGTGTGGTCGCCTTCTGCTTATCCTGCCGGTTGGAGGGAGGTGTCCGCATGACCCTGAAGGACCTTCTTCTGGGCGGCAGCGGCGGTCTGTTCGCGCTGCTGACCATCCTGCAAATCAGCCCCATCAAGATCAACCCGTGGTCTGCGCTGGCCCGCTCGATTGGCCGGGCGCTCAACAAAGATGTTCTGGACCGGCTCACCACTTTGGAGGTCGAACAGAAGGAAATCAAATCGGAGCTGGCCGCCCAAAAGGCGCTTTCCGATAAGCGCGAGGCCAACGGCTGGCGAGCAGACATCCTCCGCTTCAACATGGAGCTTGTCGAGCATACGCGGCACACACGGGAGGACTACATCGAGATTTTGGACGTTATCGACAAGTATGAAAAATACTGTGATAGTCACAAAGACTACGAAAACAACCGTGCCGTCCATGCAATCGCCAACATTGAGCGTTGCTACGACGACCGGCTGAAAAATAATGACTTTGCATAAGGAGGAAATCGCTATGAACCCCGAAACCAAAACCACCACCGAAACCACCGAGGCGGAACTGACCGCCGAAGCTCTGGACGAGCTTTCCAACAACAAAGGGGAGGACTAAATCATGAGTTACACGAATTCGCCGATGGTGAGCTACACGAAGCTCAGCCCGAACCACAGCGGGCAGCGCACCCACAGCATCGACCGTATCACGCCGCACTGCGTGGTCGGCCAGTGCAGCGTGGAGACGCTGGGCCGCATCTTCACGCCGACTTCCAAGCAGGCCAGCTGCAACTACGGCATCGGCCTTGACGGTCGTGTTGGTATGTATGTCGAGGAGAAGAACCGTAGCTGGTGTTCTTCCTCCAATGCCAACGACCAGCGGGCCGTGACCATTGAGTGCGCCAGCGACAGCACAGAACCGTATGCGTTCAAGGATGTGGTCTATCAGACCCTCATCAAGCTCTGCGTGGACATCTGCCAGCGCAATGGCAAAACCAAGCTGCTTTGGCTGGGCGACAAGGACAAGACCCTGAATTACGCCCCCAAGGCCGACGAAATGATCCTGACCGTCCACCGCTGGTTTGCCAACAAGAGCTGCCCCGGCAACTGGATGTATGCCCGCATGGGCGACCTTGCCGAGAAGGTCACTGCGGCGCTGGGCACTGCGGCAGAGCCGGTGAAGCCCACCACCCCTACCACTCCCAGCACCATCAAGAAGGGCGACGTCGTGCGCATCCTGTCCGGCGCGACCTACTACAGCGGCAAGGCCGTCCCGAACTGGGTAGCCGCCAAGCAGTGGATCGTCCGCGAGGTCAGCGGCGACCGCGCCGTCATCGACAAGAGCGTGGACGGCAAGAACGCCATTTGCAGCCCGATCAACGTCAAGTTCCTGTCCGTCGTGGGCGGGGCGGCTACACCGACGCCCAGCTTCAGCGCGTACCGCGTGAAGATCACCGCCAATGCTCTGAACATCCGCAAAGGCCCCGGCACCGGCTACGGTACGAACGGCTGCATCCGTGACCACGGCGTTTATACCATCGTCGCGGAGAGCGCGGGCACCGGTGCGACTAAGTGGGGCAAGCTCAAATCCGGCGCAGGCTGGATCAGTCTGGATTACACCAAAAAGGTGTAAATACATATCGAAAAGGAGAATATCACCATGACTAACGTTATCATCGAAAACCTTGTGCAGATCGCGGCAACCCTGCTCATTACCCTGATCGGCGTTCTGGGCGCGTGGCTGTCTACCAAGCTCGCTAAGCGTGAGGAGCTGAAGAACATCTCTACGGCCACCAATGAGGTCATTCACGCCGCCCAGCAGACCGTCCTTGAGCTTCAGCAGACCACCGTGGATGGCATGAAGAAAGCCCATGAGGATGGCAAGCTGACCAAAGATGAAATTACTGAGTTGGGCAAGCTGCTTATTGACGGCGCTATGGCTAAGATGTCTGACACCTCTAAAAACCTGCTCAACGCTGCTGGTGTGGACATCTCTGCTATCATTCGCGGCGCAGGCGAAGCCCTCATTGCGCGGATGAAATAACCGAACTACAGGGGTTACAGTCAGGCGCACTATGGCTGTAACCCCTGAATTTATGTAACACCTGTGCCGTTACAAAGTGGAAAAACGTAACCCCTGATTGTAACGTCTGTTGTAACCCCGAAAAGCCTTGAAACAAGGCGCTTTTCGGCTTGACGTTACAATGTTACATACTTTTTCTATTGAATACCTGAAATAAAGAGAAAACGACATACGCGCATCATAGCACCTATATGCACGCGCGTTATAGGAAAAAGGCCACCGAGTGTAACCCTGCACTCGGTGGCCTTATTTTTTTTGTCTTCTGTGGCGGCAGAAAAAATAAATTCAAATATTTGCTCTCAACCACTTGACAAGTTCAAACGTTTGCACTATACTAACAACATAAAGAGCAATTATTTGAACTCAAAAACAGGAGGAACATACAATGAAGTATTTCGTAATTGCCACCCATTGGGACGATAAAAGAAAAGCTCCGGTCAAGTACATTGCCGGAGAATTTGACAGATACATGAATGCTGTGCTTTTCAGGGATGCCTACAACAGCTATTACAGCACAGACGCAAAGATTGTTGAGGACTTCGACTTGCTGAATGCCTGAAACTACGCAGAGTGACGGGGTGAAAACCCCGGTAATGCGGCAGGCCGGTCACAAGCCCGGCCACGCTATAGGAGGACAAGAAAATGAAAGTCAAAGAAACGCGCTGGATGGACATGGACGATCTGCGGGGGCTGTGCATCAAGCACGGGTGGTTTACGCGGGGCGACTGCAAAGCCTACGACAAACTGCTGAAAATGCCGTATGACGCTAAAGGCAAGCTGCGGAACATCACCACGACGATTCTCTGCAACATGGCACAGGCCATCATGCAGTACAGCGACCCCGAAACCTACGAAATCCTTGAGTTTGAAGGCATCTTGTATTGCCTCAGCGAAATCTGCCACACCTGCTTTTCCGTTGAAGACTGAATGGAGGTAACGAAAATGTTTAAGATCAACAGCTACACCGATCTGAAGGTCGCCTACGAAATCCTTGAGATCGCTTATGAGAGCGGCAGGAGCCAGAAGGCCGCTGACCTCAAGCGCGAAATGCGCACGTTCTTCCACCGCCCTATCTCAGAGCGCCGCATCATTCAGGATGACGGCATCGACGGCTATACGGAGCTGCTGCCGCTGCCTGAATACATCGAGACGATGGACGAGGCCGTCAGCTACTTCGAGGACTACGAATACCGGCCCTATTACCCGTCCGCTTATGACTGTACTGGTCAGGCATTCACAAGCTGGTATAAGGTTTTCGTTCGTGGTGGTCGTTTCTGGGCGTACCACCATGTCAGCGTGGATGTTTGAGAGGAGGCGGGCACCATGTTTGAGAAGCGATTTTGCCCGTATTGCGGAGCACCCTTGTCTGAAGGCTGCGACTGCGAGCGTGAGCTTGCGGAGTACGAAGCTGGCCTGATCGACGAGCTTGAGGAACGGCAGCTCGCCAATGCGTGGCAGCAGGACCTGATTGACTTGTATCGTCGAGAACGATAGCCGAAACGCCCAGACGGGCGTCTGCCGGAACCGCCCCACCGGCACTGAAGATGGCAGGGCAACGGAGGTAAAACATGAAAACGTATGTGGTCTATTTCTTCATCAAGGCAAACCGGACAGAGTATCTGGCCGACGTCGTTATCGAGGCTCCCACGGCAAAAGCCGCCTGCGCGCTTTGCAGGGACTGGTATTTCAAGACGACCGGCAAGAACGCTTTCCGGCCCACAACGAAGCTGAGCGACGAAGACCGAAAGTGGTATGAGGACCATAACCGCATCAAGCACTTCGACGCGGCGCTGAAGCAGAACGGAGGTAAGCAATGAAACTGGATCGAACGCTGTTCAAAGAGGTCAAAGCGCTGGCCGGTAATGGGAGCCGGGAGGCAAAATTCGCCTTGCTGCGTCGGATTGACGCAGCAAGGACGGACCTCTCGACACCGAAGGCCCGCGAGAATTTTAACGCCTGTCTGTCCAAACACGGCAGGGCGGTTGTTGCGGTCTGCGTGGCTGCTACGCTGGATGCCCGAAAAGACCGTCTGGATTGCTGGAATTGGGTCTGGGCATATGAGGTCCTGTCGGCTCTGCCCCAGAGCATAACGCTGCGTAACCTTGAGCGCGCCCATATCGAAGATGGCCTGCATCCTACCGCCATTTGCGACTATGCCGGTCCCTTCATCCGACTGACGACCGAAGAATAGGAGGTGTTATGTATGGCAACCTATGAGATCATCCGCGAAACACACGGAGAAGCAACCTGTTTGGCAACGACCCTCGGCGGTCAGCGCTGGTGGATCACCCGCACTGCGGAGGCGTCCTTCACCGTGGAAACCTGCCTTGAGGTGCGGTACGGCGACATCGAGGTTGTGGCCGTCAAGACGTGCCGCAGTCTGGCGGCTGCCCAGAAGTGGCTGGAACAGCACTGGCGTGACTGGGTGCCGGACGAACGGTGCGAGAGCTACACACGGGAGGGAACATTGTGAGGATTGCAGATCAGAAGCGCGCGGACTTTGTGAAGCGGTTTCGCAGCCTGTCCCGTCGTTTCCCGCTGTGGCAGGTGTGGAGCGACTTCATCACCATGTTCGCTATTGCGCTTTCCAACGCTTTAGATAGTCGATACCGCACGGAGCGCGAGGCAATGTATAAGCGGATCATCGAGAAGTACGAGAAGGCAGAGCGCACAGTGTTCCCTGAACTGGTAGAGGATGTGGTCAACGCCTTCGACGCCGACCGGGAGCAGGATTTTCTGGGCAGCGCGTACATGGAATTGGAACTCGGCAATCACTGGATCGGCCAGTTTTTCACACCCTATGACATCTGCCGCTGCATGGCGGAGATTACCACCGGCGACGTCGTGGAGCAGATCAACCGCGACGGCTTCGTCACACTGAATGACTGCGCGTGCGGAGCGGGGGCTACACTGATCGCGGCGGTGAATCAGATCGAAAAGCAGCTGTTTGAGGCAAAAAGCTCGCTGCGCTGGCAGAATCACGTCCTTGTGACGGCGCAGGACCTCGACTTCACAACGGGGATGATGTGCTATATTCAGCTCTCGCTGCTGGGCTGCGCGGGTTACATCAAGATCGGCAACACCTTGACCGACCCCATGCACGACGGAGATGACCCTACGGCCTACTGGTACACGCCCGGCTACTTTTCGTCCGTGTGGCAGCTTCGGCGTATCTTCCGGAGCATGGACAGGCTTTTCAAGGAGGCGGGATAATGGATGACAAAAAGGTCAAATACGACGCGCTTGACGCCATGTGGGCATTCGTGCGTATGGGCGGTTATCAGCTTCACCCAGCAGACATTTCTTCTCTAAAGGACCACTGCGAGCAGCTTCGACACCTGCTGACGCAGAAAACAGCTGGACAGCGGCGCGATAAGCGGGAGGACATCGACTTTCATGAGCTGGACGTAATCACAAATAACATCGTAATCGGGGCAATGGTCCTCTATATGAGCGGAAGCCTCGATGCACTGACACCGAAGGAGGCATCACACCATGAAAAAGAGCGTAATTGAAGCCCGGCAACGGGCGTTGGAAAACAGCGAAGTCGCGCCGGGTATTCTGATCCGGGTAATGGATAAGCCGCACCAGCACGCCGTCATCTGTTCGCACCCGAAGGTTTACCGTGAGAGGGTGCTTGACGGCTGGCACACAGTCGCGGCATTTCGGAACGGCGAGGAGGTGAAAATCTAATGCGAGTTGAAAATATGACCGACCGGGAAATCGTCGCGGCCTGCGCTGTGGATTTCCGACGCAAGGCACAGGAGGCATACGACGCCTACCAGAGCACCGGCATGACGCGGTATGACAATGCCTATCACAAATACGAGGCTCTGGCAGACGCCCTTGACCGTGACGTTCAAAAAGCCGACACCCGGCAGGCCGCCGCGTCCCTCAAATCCGAGTTGATTATGCTGGCATCGGCGGCAAGCAGGGCGAAGCTGCCCTCCGCGCCGGAAGGTGCGCTGCTGGCGCTGGCAAAAGAGGTTATTGCAGTCGGACGACTGTACGGCTATGACGGGAAGGAGATGGACGCATGAGCAGCGGAATAACCATTGTCTGTCGGGAGGTGTGCCGACAGACCGGCGCTGTGACGGCGTATATCTGCAAGAAGGACGTTGAGGACCGCGACCTTCACCTTGTCAGCATTCGTGGCAGGGTAAATCCGGAGTTGCAGTATTACGCCATCCGTACCTGCGTTGCGGACAACATGGAGGAGCTTGAAGACCTGTTGCGGTTTCTCAAGCGCCGCAAACTAACCGAAGCTGACGTGAGCCGCTACGGCGGGATCGTCCGGCTGTGAAAGCTACACGAAGGAGGAAAACAAAATGAAATACAACAGTGTTGAGGAATGGAAGGCGGAGGCGACCCGCCGATTTGGCCCTGATATGCTCAAGTGGCGTTTCCGATGCCCTATGTGCGGTCACGTCGCGTCCGTGCAGGACTTCAAGGACGCGGGAGCGAAATCTCCGAACTGCGCCTATCAGGAGTGTCTGGGCCGGTACACCGGCAAGGGCACGCCGAAGAAGGGTGACAGCAGCGGCTGTAACTGGGCGGCCTACGGACTGTTCGGAATTCCTGCCGAGCATGACATCGTTATCGTGGCTCCCGGCGATCAAGTGGACGTGTACCCGTTCGCGGACGGAGAGCAGGAGGCTGACAATGGCTGAGTATCATGTTGGCTGCGGAGCGTTCGCCATATACGCGGGGACGCTGAATAGCCGCAACAAAAACCTATGGCAGAACAAAACCGAATGTACGGACGAAGCGATCTGCGCCGTCCGGGACTACATCGTGCAAGAATGCCTCGGAGGGCTAAACTGCGAGAAAGCCACGTCGGGAGGCTATGAGTGGACACTTAAAGACGGGCGCGTCGTCGAACTGCGCGTGACGGTTAAGGACAGGGGAAAACAATGATGGACGAATACGTCTTGAAAACGGCAGCAATGGAGATTGTTCGCAGAACTTCAGGTGATTACGCAGCGGCTTTTTCGGCCATCCGGGCGTTGCCTGCTGCCAGCGTCGTGCAGATTGGTGACTGCGAAGGTTGCGTCTGGCTGAACACCCGGCATCAGAAGTGCTCCTGCTGCCGTAGGAACCAGTACATCAAGGACAATTACAGGGAGGCATAATGTTTGGTCGAAGGAGATTGAAAGCCGAGATTGTGCGGCTGTCGTACCGGGTATCGGAGCTTGAGGAGCGCCTATGCCCCTGTGAATCGCACAGTTGGGTGATGCTTGATTCCGATTTCACTATCGGTTCCAGCGCAGGCGACATTGATACGATCTATCGGTATAAATGCCGCAGGTGCGGGAAGACGCTGAAAACCTATAAGCTCTTGCCGACAGAGAGCTACACCGGCAAATAG